AGAAGCACCTGGCTCCTTCGCTCGTGCGTGGACGGGTCAAACGATTTTTGGTGAATGAATGCCTCGAGGGGGACACGGGAAAAGTGGACCAGTGGCCCGTGATGCCACGAGACGGAAACTCCGCGGCGCGCGCACCCGTGCCCGTCATCGGGACAAGGGCGATCTGGGCATCGTGGCACCCGCCTGCGATCCGCCGCCGGGCTTATCGCGACGCGAGCGCGCGTTCTGGCAGTACTACGCGCCCGCGCTGGCGGCGGAACGCCGATTAACGATCAAAGCCCGCGATGTGCTCGCGAAGTATTGTTCGGCGCTGGCGGTGGTGGCGGGATTACGGACGGCGCTGGCCTCGCGCAAGCGGACCGACATCGCGCTGCGCGCCAATACCCGGAAAGAATTGCGTCAGTGGCTGCTGGCCGCGCGTCTCTACGAGAATGATTTGTTGCTGAACCCGGCCGCATCCATCCGGGCGCCCCGACCGGACGTGCCGCCGCCACTCACGCCGGGGTCGGAGGATCCGTTCGCGGAGTTTGAGGACGATGGCGCCGAGGTCCACTAACCCCTTCGACGCGTACGCGGCGCGGATCGTCGCGCGCAAGCTGCCGGCCGGCACCTATCACCGCCTCGCCTGCGCGCGCCATGTCCGCGATCGCCGCCGTGAAGGGTCGCGCGAGTTCCCGTATCGGTTCGATCGGGCACGGGCCGAGCGGTTCATCCGCTTCGCCGAGATGCTGCGCCACTACAAAGGCGAATGGGCCGGGCAGCACATCAGCCTGCAGCCATGGCAGCAGTTCAGCCTCGGCTCGCTGTTCGCCTGGGTGCACGTCGACACCGGCCTGCGCCGGTTCCGCACGGCCTACAACGAAGTCACTCGCAAGAACGGTAAATCGCTCATGGCCGCCCTGGTCGCGCTCTATGTGACGTTCTTCGACGGCGAGGCCGGCGCCGAGGGCTACACAATCGCGATGAAAAGGGAGCAAGCGAAAATCGTATGGAACGACTGCAAGCGCCTCGTGCTGTCGTCGGGCTTGCGCCACCGCATCACGGTCCTCGCCACCAACCTGCACCGCGAGGCGCGCGCGCAGAAGCTCGAGCCGCTCGGCGCCGACCGCGACTCGACCGATGGCCTCAACCCGAGCTTGATCATCGTCGACGAGTTTCACGCGCAGAAGAATCGCGGGATGATCGATGTGATGGAGACGGCGACCGGCGCGCGCGCGCAGCCGTTGAACTTTCAAATCACGACGGCCGGCGATAACCCGTTCTCGCCCTGCGGGGATCAGCACGACTACGCGTGCAAGATTCTCGACGGCGTGCTCGAGGACGAGACGTTCTTCGCCTTCATCGCGCACGCTGACCCCGAGGACCTCGACGGCGAGGGCTGGCTGCAGGAGGCGACGTGGCGGAAGGCGAACCCGAATTATGGCGTGTCGGTGAAGCCGGCCGACTTGCAGGCGCTCGCGACGAAGGCGCGCCATATGCCGTCGGCGGCCGCGGCCTTTCAGCAGAAACGCTTGAACGTCTGGGTCAATGCGTCGGCGCCCTGGCTGTCGATGGATGGTTGGCGCGCCGGACAGGGGACGTGGGCCGCGAAGCGGTGGACGCTGCCCGAGGCGCTGCGCGGCCGGCCGTGCTGGCTCGGCATCGATATGAGCTCGAAGATCGACCTGACGGCGGTGGCCGCGCTCGTGCCGCCGCTCGCGGAGGCGGGCGCCTGGTCGCTGGTCGTGTGGGCGCTCACGCCGGCCGATACGCTGGAGACGCGCGCGCTGCGCGACCGCGCGCCCTATCGACAGTGGGTGGCGACCGAGCATCTGCGCACGAATCCCGGCAACCGGATCGACCAGGCCGTGATCCTCGAGATCGTCGCGGAGGCCGCCGGCTGGTTCGACATCCAGCAGATCGGGATCGACCCGTGGAACGCCGGGAACCTCATCAAAGAGCTCGAGGCCGCCGGCTACCAGGCCGTCGAGATCCCGCAGACGCTGCAACAGATGAGCGCGCCCGCGAAAGAGTTCGAAGCCGACGTCCTCGATGCGCTCGTCGACGCCGGCGGCAACCCGCTCGTGCACTGGTGCGCCTCAAATGTCGTCGTGCAGCGTGACAATAAAGAGAATATCTACCCGACGAAGAAGCGCAGTCGCGGCCGCATCGATCCGATCATCGCCGCGCTGCTCGCCCGCAAGCTCGCCGCGCTGGCGGGCACGCCGGTCGCCGACGATCCCGATCTCGCTGTCGCATGAAACGCACAACGCCCGGCCGCCCGCCGCTCGATGAGGACGACGAGTCGGTGCCGGTGTGCGTCTCGCTGCCCGGCCGCCAGTACGACGCGATGTATACCCGCGCCGAACGTGACGGCGTAACCGTCCCCGAGGTCATCCGCCGCGACCTCGCCCGCGCCGGCGACGGCCATTTACATATACAAACTCGACCGGACCGGCGCCGCCGCCGATAATCCCGCGCGGTGTCCTGGCTGTGGTGGTGGCGGCCGCCGTGTCTGCTGCGCACGGTGTCCGTGCAATTCACGCACGACGAGTCGCTGGCGATCGAGGGCGTGCTCTGGTCCGCGCGCGGGCCCTGGCTCACCCTGCGGCGGGCGCAGCTGCTGAAGGCCGGCAGCGGGCCGGCCGCGCTCGACGGTGAGGTGGTCGTGCACCGCGACCAGATCGCGTTTCTGCAAGTGCTGCCCGAACTGACCGACTGAGCCCCATGCCGATCGTCCGCAGTGCCGGCGTGCTGACCGCGATCACCGACCCGGTGGCGCCCTGGTCGCCGACGAGCGCGTCGGGCGTCGGGCTCTACGGCTACGCGGCGGCCTACGCGACGATCTACGCCACGCAGCCGAACGTGCGCACCTGCGTCGACTTCATCGCGCGCAACATCGCCGAGCTCGATCTGCACGTCTTCCGGCGCGTCAGCGATACCGATCGGGTGCGCCTCGCCGGCCATCCCGTGGAGCGCTGGCTTGATCATCCGAGTCCCGGGAAGCGCCGGTATCGCCTGTTCGAGGACTTGCTCGGCGACATGGGCATTTACTTCAACGCCTATTGGCTGAAGGTGCCGAGCGGCGCCGACCTCGGCCTCGTGCGCCTCCCGCCGGAGGAAGTCGAGGTCGTGGGCGGCCTCGTGCCGTCCCAATTCCGGTGGACGCGCAGCGGCACGACCTACGACTTCATGCCCGCGCAGGTCGTGTTCTACAACGGCTACAACCCGCTCAATCCGCTGTTCGGCCTCTCGCCGCTCGAGACGCTGCGCCGCATTCTCGCGGAGGAAGCGGCCGCCGGCGCGCACCGCGAGCAGTACTGGCAGCAGGCCTCGCGGGTGGAGGGCGTGATCGAGCGGCCGATCAACGCGCCGAAGTGGACGCCCGCACAGAAACAGGCGTGGCGGGAGCAATGGCAAGAGCGCTTCGTGGGCGCCGCCGGCGCGGGCCGCATCCCGGTGCTCGATGACGGGATGACGTTCAAGTCCGTGTCGTACTCGGCGAAGGAGTCCGAGTACTTGGCGGCGCGCAAACTGTCGCGCGAGGAGTGCGCCGCGGCCTATCACATTCCCCTGCCGCTGGTCGGCATCCTAGAGCATGCAACTTTTTCAAACATCAAAGAGCAGCATCGCCATTTGTATCAGGACTGCCTCGGGCCGTGGCTGCGGATGCTGAAAGAGGAAATCGAAGGCCAGCTACTCATCGAAGCGACCGACACCAAGGACGTGTACGTCGAGTTCAACATCCGACAGAAGATGGCCGGGTCGTTCGAAGAACAGGCGACCTCGCTGCACGCGGCGGTGGGCCGCCCGTACATGACGCCGAACGAGGCGCGCGCGCGGCTCAACCTGCCGCGCATCGCCAACGATCCGACCGCCGATCAACTCGCGCCGCAGCAGGGCGGGCCGTCGGCGCCGCCGATTCAGACCGCCGCGGGCGCGACCGATGCCGAGACCGAGGCCCGCGTGCAGGAAGTGCTCGCCATCACCCGCGCGCGCCAGCGCGTCCGCCTGCACCGCCTGGCCGTCGAGGACCGCGCCGCCGCCTTTGCGACCGATCTCGATCGCTGGAACACCGAACTGACGGTCGATCTGCTGCCGATCCTCGGCGTGTCGATGGCGACGGTGGAGCGCGCGCGCCAGGCCAATGTCGCGATGCTGCGGGACTTCGAGGACGCCGCCAACAGGGAGCCGGTATGACCACCGCGTTCGATCACTTGTTCGCCTTCGCGCTCGAGCATCCGTGGGCGGTGACGCCCGACATGCTCGCGCGGATCGCCGGCATCCTCGCCGATCGCTGCGCCGGCGTGAAGGCCGACGCCAGCGAGCTCGCCGCGCTGAAGCAGCAGCGCCAGGCCTTGCCCCAACCGAAACGTGGCGGCGGGGTCGCGCTCATTCCGCTGCAGGGCGTCGTGGCGCCGCGGATGAACCTGATGTCCGAGATGTCGGGCGGCGCGACCTTCCAGGGCCTCGAGCAGCAGGTCCGCGCGGCGATCGCCAACCCGGACGTGCAGACGCTCGTCTTCGATGTCGACTCGCCCGGCGGCAACGTCGCCGGCGCCTCCGAATTTCACAAAATCTTGCTCCAGGCACGCACCGAGAAGCCGTGCATTGCCGTGGCGAGCTATCTGTGCGCCTCGGCGGCGTACTGGGCGATGTCGGCCGCGACGAAGATCATCGCGCCGCCCTCGGCGCAGATTGGCGGCGTGGGCGTCCTGGCGATCTATGACGACCTGTCGGCCGCCTTCGAGCAGCGCGGCATCAAGCGCGACGTGCTGCGCGCGGGGAAGTTCAAGGGCGAGGCGATCGGCGGGCCGCTCAGCGACGACGCGCGCGCCCACATCCAAGGGCTGATCGATACCACCTATGCCCGGATGACGCTCGACATTGCCAACGGCCGCGGCGTGAAGGCCTCGGTCGTGCGCGCCGGCTATGGCGAAGGCTTCTGTGTCCTCGCCGAGACCGCGCTCGCCGACGGCATGATCGACGAGATCGGCACGCTCGAGGAGACGCTCACGCGCCTCGGCGTGGCCACCGCCCCGGCTTCGTTGTCTGCAGCCACCGACCAGGAGCCGCTCGCGGCCACGTCGCAGGAGCTCGCGGCCAACGCCTTGTGGCGCAACGCCATCCTCGGCGAAGCGCTGACCCTCGACCTCTGAACCCCTATAGGAAGTCCTCTATGACGATCCCGCAACTCGAGACCGACCTCCGCGCCAAGCAGGCCCAGATCAAGGACCTGATGGAGCGGACGATGCGCGCGTGCGCCGATCACGTCGTCGCGGCCGCGACCGCGACCACGCCGGAAGTGCGCGGCCGCGAGATGACCGCCGAGGAAAAGGCCGCGATCACGTCGCTGCTGGACGAAGGCAAGGCCATCCGCGCCAAGATCGATCGCCTGCGCGGCGACGAGTCCATGCTCGAGGCCATCAACGGGCTGACGGGCGGCCTCGCCCTCGCGCCGCCCCTGACCGGCGGCCGTGCCGATCGCCGCTCGCTCGGCCAGCAGTTTGTCAACGACCCGGCCTATCGCGCGTTCATCGCCGCGGGCCGGCACCGCATCGGCGGCAGCTGGACCTCGCCCTCGGTGGAGGGCGCCGGGTTCTTCGACCTCCGCGCCACCACGCTCGGCGAAGGCGCGGGCGCCGGCGGCGCGGCGCTGGTCCCGCCCGATCTCCAACCAGGCATCGTCGCGCTCGGCCATCCGCGGGTGGTCGTCGCCGACCTGATCGCGCCGGGCACGACCGATTCGAACATCGTGTCCTACATGAAGGAAACGACGTTCACCAACGCG